TCCGTCAAGGCGTTCTTTGCGCTCATTATTCAGAGAATTTACCAACTTGTCGTTGCCCCTAGTTAGCCACCAGACTGCAAACAGTAGAAGTGCAGCAACCGGCCCAGCACCAATGACTGGCTGAATGATGGAAAAAACCTCTGATGACATACTGCTAGAAGATATATCATGACTTCATGAAATCAAGACTCCTGTGGAACGCCGGAACTTCCGACAATGCTTCAAGATGCTCGCTTGTCATCTGCTGTTTCCAGCCGGGGTTGTTGCTTGTATTCACCTTTGGCCCAACTGGGTGAGGCGTTCCAAACCAGTTCAAGAACACCTTGTCGAGATTCTCTGCACTAAATGGCAAGCAGTAATCCAACAATCCATGCCACTCAGGCAGTGTCCACAGTGTTGGAAACTTGAGTGCCTTGCTGAAGAACTGGTCGAAAGTGCCAAGGTCTTTTTGAGGTGCGTCAAATAGCCATACCTCACCTGTCTCAGCAATCCTGCGTAGCCCGAAGTGATACAATGAGCAGATCAGTGATCGTGGGTCACGGTAGAACATCACAGTCTTCCATCCGTGTTTCTTGGCTAGGACAAGCTGTTCCTCGGTGATGGCACCGTGATGCTGGTGCAGGAACCCGTCTTTGGTCGTGAGGATGTCATGCAGTTCTTCCTCTGTCCAGTCTCGATGCAGGTTGAACGGTTCATGCCAAGAATCATGGACATCGTATCCTGCCAGGATCTTCTTGAACGCCTTGCTGGTGTAGACTCCTGCCGCTTTGCCGTAATGAACAAACCAGACCTTCTGCGGATGACCAAAAGCCTTGTGGGCAAACTTGGCGACCTTCGGTGGCATCTTCTGCCAAACCTCTGAGCGCATTGCCAAGGTTCCCTGGCGGATGTAATCCGTCATGAACAGGTTGTCGGTGAGATGCAGGTGATAACTTCCAACCTGCCTTTTCGGTGTTCCTCTCCAGAATCCCCAGTTGTGATGCAAGGGGAAGTAGTCAGTTTCCCACTTTGCAGGAACTAAGCTCAAGCACCCTTGCTCGTAGAATGCATTGTGCATTTTGGGATTGAGGTACTCATCGCGCCACCACCGAACGAACTCTAGTGATCTCGTCCACAGTAGTCCTGCGTTGAACATACCAAACTTGCTGGCAGTCTCCTGCATATTTGCCGTGATGCTCATGTTGAGCGACAGCATCACTTCTCCGACGTTGGCTGGCAGTTGCACAGGCTGGCAGAAGATGATGTCGGCATCAAAGAATAGGGCATTGCCATGCTTCTCCACAGCAACCTCCATGATGTCCATCTTCATGCGGATGGCATCCGGTCTGTGATACAAGTTATGTAACCTGACCTTGTTTGGAAGTTCCAACAGTTCCTGGACAACAGGAACAGCACCAACCGACAGAATAGCTTGCTCCTGCTCCTTCTGACAAGCTACATAGACAGGCACATTTTGATGCATCTGCTGGAAGCTAAAGATAGCAACCAGGCACTCTGACAGAGTTTCGGCAGTCGTGACCGTGCAGGCAGACTGAATAGCTTCAGACATCACTTCAGCAATGCGGCAAACTCACCGGAGTCAATCTTCGACTGGATGATATCTTCAGCGTCTTGCGTCGTCCACTCTTCCTTATAGTCTTCGCCTTCCATCAGCACAAATCCCTTACCAGTGATCGGAGGGAAGATGGCGAATAGTCGCTTGATCTGCGTGTTGTCGAAGTAGATCGGCTTGACCTCACTGAATGTCAGGTTGCCTCGTTTGATGGGCGGATTGAGTGTCATGGGTATGATCCAGGGGGAGTTGTACCGTCGTAGAATGCCTGTGTACTGTCGGAGTATCCTGCCTTCTGGGAAGAGATATAAACACCCCAGTAGACGTTGTAGTATTCACCAAAGACAATTTCTTGAACTGCTGTGCCAGAAAGCGTCAAGGTGAAGAAACCGATGCCAGCGGAATTGTACTGAAAGTTGTAGGTGTCTGGTGTTGGCCCGGCAGGTGCAATCCAGTCAATAGTCGTAGTAATATCAAAACCTGTATCAAAGTACGATGCCGTCAAGTCGGTAGGTGGTTGCATAGCGGATTGAGAGAACCCGCCAGCAAATCCCATTGCTAGACCTAGAATGCCTTGGTTCATTCAGAACGCATTTTGTATGCACGCACCTTGCCCGAGGACATAGTGAAAGCAGTGATGCCAAGACCGTTATAGAGGATCGTTCCAGCAGGAATACTGGAACCAGTCATGCTAGCACCGCTTGCACCAGACTCAGTAAAGGTAGTGAATGTTGCCGATTCAAGCACCTGGATAGCGTAGAACTTGCCAGTGACGGCAGTGCCACTACCTGCAACCACGACACCAAGTGCCGCTCCAGTATGACCACCGATTTGTACGTTATTATTCATGACTTAGTATGTATTGATGACGTTCAAGCGACGAACCTGTCCTTCACTGCGAAGAACTCGATCCACCTGCAACATTTTGGCTTGTTCAGCCTCTTCTTCTGCCAGTGCTGCCGCTTCAAATTGACTTTCGGTTCGCAGATAGTCAGACAGCACAGACCGGACAAGGTATTCTCCGCAGAAGTACGGAATCTTGACCCTTGACCACTTAGCCGCAGCAGAGGACGGACTTTGACCTGCGGTCGTAGCAGAGATGCAGGTATAAAAATTGCCAGCAGGTGCAGACGTAGTGCTTGGCAGATAGCTTCCAGAGTTGCTGCCGGTGTCGAAGTAAACCTGCGCCCCAACAGAATAGTTGGAGGTGCCAGAGTAACCTTCACCGAACAGATCAGGTTTTGGTTGCCGATATTCAACCCAGACCGGGCTGGTTGCATCCATGATGATGATACGACGGTTTGTGCCATCGTCATCGAGGTAATAGGCGACCGGCACTGCCCTCGCAGTTACTGCCGGATTGAGGGTGTATACTTGCAGAACGTCGCCAATGTCACTGCTAAGGTTGACATAATCAACTCCCTCGGAATCTGTGGCAGGAGTCGCTTCGTAAGTGCGAACGATATCCGGCCAGGGTTCTTGTTCCCAAATGCGAGCGACTCGTTGACTTGCAAAGTCACGAATCATGCGGAACGTGCTATCTTGAATCGCAGTCCGGTCAAAACCGCACAGGGTCACTGCACGGTAGAGAATATCGCTGAAGTTAATCGTTCTCACGCGAAGACTTTACGATACTTGACGTTGCGTGTCGAGGACGGTTCTGAAGTAAATCCGAACTGGAGCTTGGTGCCTTTTGAGTTCACCTTGCAATAGGGATTGCTTTTCTCGTATTCGTTCAGAAACGTCTTGTCTTGCCAGCACTGGTAGCCAAGGCGTTGTCCCCAGTAGTGAAACGAGTCAGGATCAACTCGCATCCTGAGACGACCAACACCGTCAATGCTGCGATGCTCCTGGTTGTTCACCTTACCAATCTGCTGCGACTGCGCCTCTGCCATTACCTTTCTGAAGTTCCATCCTGTCTTGAACTCCTTCAACATTTCGCTGTGAAGTTCTTCGGGGATATGTTCAATCATAGGGTAATGGCAGAGGGTTGTTGCAGTTGCTACGGCAACTTAGCCGTTAGCGGTTAGGAAGCAGGGTCGAACTTGCCCAGTCCAAGGGGGTTTTTGGCGATCAGTCCTCCGACCGCTTTGATCAACCGGGCCGGGCCGCCACCAGCGTCAGGAAGCTCACGAACTTCCGGCATATTGGTGTAGCGCAGTTCCAGCAGATCCATGTCGAGGACATAGCCGCGACGGACGTTCGGCAGGAACAGACTCGGGTGCAGTTTCAGACGACCAAAGTCACCTTCAAAGATGTCAACGCTGGCGATGTAAGCATCACTGTTAGCGTCACGGTTGAAGGTGCGGATGGCAGTAGCAGCAAGGTTGTTGCTGGCATCGCTCGAAACCGAAGTGGTGAACAGCAGGTTGCTGAAAGCACGCTTGAGGGTGGTGCCAACAACGCAGTCGTATTCCTTGAAGGAACCAGTCTGACCGTAGATCGAGGTGAGAACACCCTGGACATCCGATTCAGCGAAGTTAGCGATGGTGGTCGTGCTGATGCTTGAGGCAGGAGTGCGGAAATCCGAAGGAACCTGCGTTGCGCCAGCACCACCAGAGGTGCTGATGAACGTGCCAAGACCCTTGGTGAGATAGGACAGAGTGCCGTTATCGGCGCGAGCGTCGTTGTCACTGGCAACGGTAGCTTCCATGTCACGCTTCAAGAGTTTGATGCCCTTGGCGACCATCCCGGCGAGTTCATCGCGAAGACCAGCAACCACCGAAACGTCCACCGAAAGCGGGGAAACTCGGATAGCACGCTGGAAGACCTGGATGTAGTTCTGAATCTTCGCACGCTTGTAGTTGAGGTTCTCGTAGCCAGTGACATCAACACCATCAACGCTGCCCGTGATCACAGCATCAGGCATACTGTCGGCTTGCCATTCAAGCAGGGTGTTCCCAGGCTTTTTGCCCTTGGGAATCATCGAAACAATAGGGGTGTCCTTCGCGTCAACGAGGGAGATGTAGTCGGCAAGGTCTTCGCGCTTTCCGACCTGGTCACGTTCAAAGAGGGGGGTATTCTGAGGCATAATCGTCTATCTTTCTTTTGTTTTAGAGTTTACAGGAACTGATCAAGCACAATCTGTTTGAGATTGTACTCATCTGGTCTTTTAATGAAGTTTGCTTTGGCGTTTCTGGAAGAGATGTTCTTCGGATTAACCTGTGCAGGTGATGCTGCCGCCTTTGGGGATGCAGGTGCCTTCTTTACCATTGGTGATGCCTTCTTGCTCTTGCCTTCTCGAATCCTTTTCCCCTCGATCATATCTCCGATGGAGAGTTTGAAGTCAGGGAACTTTTGAATCTCAGGGAAGGCGCGGATCAGTTCAGCAGCATACTGGTACTCTGGCGAAGTGCGTTGCTTGAGGAAGGGATACGCCTTTTCCGCTTCAGAGTCGAACTGTCTGCGTGTTGCAACATAGTTCATCTGTGCGGGAAGATGCTCTTCCAGGGCATCGATAGCATTAAGCTCGATTTTCCGAACCTCTTCAGCCGAATACTCGATCTCGCTGCCATCTTTACCGGTAACAATCGCACCATCAGGATTCTCCTTTGCCCAACGTCTAACCTGTCGAGCGTTCTTGATCTCAGCCTGGATTTCTTGCTCCGTTTGAAGCTGGAAATACGGGTTTAGACCTTGGCCAACTGGCACCACCTTGGTTTCCCCAGGTGTGTTGTTAGCCTCTAACTCTCCAAGTCTTTCACTGAGTTCCTTCAACTGCTTTTCAGCTTCCTTCTTCTGCGCGGTGAGTTTATCAATGCGCTTCTGAACGCCTTTGGGCAGTTTGCTGGAGTCCTTCACAGGTTCCTCGTCCGTCTCCTCTTCCTCTTCAGCCTCTTCAGCTTCATCGGTTTCGGTTTCAGATTCGGTTTCAGAATCTTCCATCTCGGATTCCTGCTCGGTATCTTCTACCTCGCTTTCTTCCTCGACTTCAGTTTCTGTCTCAGTCTCAGTCTGAGCGGACTGCTTTTCTTCATCAGCGAAAAGGGTCTGGCGAAGCAACCCGGTCAACTGCTCAGAGTCAATCGGCTTGGTAGGCATCGTGGGTTTAGACTGACCACTAGCAGTTTCGGTATTTTCGGGCATGGGGCAGAAGGTTTAATGACCGTTCAGAGGTCGAGTATTGGGCAGCGTTTGAGATACGCAGAAACTATGTAGCAAAGATAACTCCTTAACCTAAGCGTCAAGGGTTAAATTTCATCTCTGTATCTGCACGTTCAGCATAGTCCTGCAAAACGGCACGCAGATCAATAAGTGCAGCAACTTGTCCAGCGTAATGGGCGCGGGTTTCTCCAGTGTTAGCAATGTCGAGAAGATTAGCGAGCGCATTGTTGTGTTCGGATTGAATCACTGCCATCAGTGCGTCCCAGAATGCCCTTGATCCCTTGGCTAAGGTAAATGCTTCAATAACGTCTTGCTCTTTCATTATGCTTGCTGTTGTGTCATCTGTTCACTAACCGGAGTAACTCCCATGCGTCCAATCTGAGCGTTCTGCTGCTGCATCAAGCTCATTTCGAGGTTTTTCACGTAGTTCTGGAGCAGTGCCTGGAAGAGAGGATCGGACTGTGCTGCCTGTTGCGCCTTCGGGTTCTTGGAAAGAACGTCTTGCGCGTACTGAAGGCGAGCCTGTGCTGTCGGATCGTTTTCTCGGTACATCGGTTCGTTACCAAGCATCATCATGCCGATATCGGACTGCACTTCTCGGAACATTTTCTCGGAAGCGGAAGTCTGATCCATGATAAGATCACGCGCAGACTCGGGAGCCACAGCTTCGATGACCATTTGCACCAGTCGGTTGCGGTTCAGTACTCCGCCAACGTCGAGAGGTACAACAAACTGCGCCAGTGCCTGTAGTTTCTTGGCAACCAGGTCGTTGTCGAGGGTCTGAATGTTGAAGCGGATGATGAAGTCATAACTTCCACTGATGTCGGTCAGATTCTGCGGCAGCGGAACACCAGTGATGCGTTCAATCTCCTCCTGCGGCATATATTGCAGACAGAGGCTGAAAACCTGACTGTATATCTTTGCCCAGGTGCCAAGCCAACGGTTTACAAGCTGTTGCTGGGCAAGTTGGGCTTTAATTGGCGGAACCGTTCCTCGGTTCAGTCCGAAGTACTGTGCATGATTATTCTCGACTCGCTCAATGAGGCTGAATGCAGTGGCAGGTGCGCGACTCGGTGCTTCCATCCATGAGTAATCATCTGGACGGGTGACCGGAAGCTGAACGCCTGGGCCAATCTTGTTGATAGCACCGATGCGCTTGACGACCTTGAGCGGTGGCAGAGTCTCGAAAGCAGTGCGGTCACGAATGCTATCGTGCTGTGCCTTGATCTCATCCTGCTCGGTCATACCAAGTTCAGGGACACCTCTGCTTTCGGTGATCGGACGACGCAGAACCTCACGACGAAACTCGACAAAGGGATATTCACCATGGGCATAGTCTAGCAGTTCGTGCTTGGCGTACAGTTGCTCCTCAACCAGTGAGGAAAACACCGTGCAGTAGATGCCGGGAACACCCTCTTCGTTAATCTGCCTGGCGTATGCGTAGACGATCTCGATGAGATTATCCTGCCGAGTCACTGGAGATGTTCCGAGTGCAGTGATCGAGTCAGTTGGGTCGGCGTAGTAGCTCATCTTGCCAGCGGTGTTTGCCGCAGACTCAACAAAGTCCTTGTTCCAACCCTCTTCGACAACTTTCGCACGCAGATCGACCTCAGTCATGTAGACTCGGCGAAAGATAACTCGGGCAGATTGCAGGTCGATGGTTTCCGGTGGGAAAGCGACCTCTTCAAATGGCTTGAGTGCAGAAATGCACGGCAGGTTTCGGCGCACATAGCTTTCCTCGATCTTGCCAACGCCGGTTTCGCGTAAATCCTTGACCATCTGGCGGGAATCCTTGATGGAATAACCAGGCATGGCAGCGACAATAAGTTCTGCCGCCATATCTGCACTGTCTGGGTTGGCAATAAGTGCCGGGAGTTCGGCAAGCGCACTGCCTTGCATCTGTTCGGCAATGGCAGCGACCTCATCAATGCTAATTTTCTGGAACCTGGTAGCGATCTGCTGATCCCAACCGACGTAAAACACCGTCCATCCGTATTGCAGACCGTATTGCGCTCCCAACTCAGCCTCTCGGTTGACTTCGTGACGCAGTTTCTGCTGCACAAGCCAAGCCATGAGGGTAGTTGCAGCGGAAGCGGTTGCCTGGTCGTTAAATTCAGTCGGAGAAACAGTGATCTGCGAACGCTCAAACGAGGTTGTTAGCACCGTTGCCAGTTCGTTGATGGTCGAATCGACAAGACGGTTGCGAACATCGGACGCACCTTCAAAGGGAAAAGCCTGTTGGTTGTTCGGAAGGTTCTCGGAGTGCTTTTTCCCGTCATCGGACTGCCCTGCCCAACGGCAAAAGCGGATGTCATCGGCATTGTTCAGCCTCTCAAAATCAGCGGTGGTATACAGACTGCGAGTAAGTTCGCTTGAGAGTTCATTTACATCCGGTTGTGCGGTGTAAAAAGCCAACTTATCGGTATTCGTCTTGTTTTCCATATCAGTATGATCCTATGTTTCCAAATGCTCGATACCCGCCGGTGCCTTGATGCTCTGGGTTCATGACAGCAAGGTAGCGCAGAACGTCAACAGGGTCTTTGGTTGCACCCTTGTCTCCGTCTGCGCCTGTCCATTCCTTGAGAGAGTAGATGATGTTGCGGCAGTTTTCACTAATGTACAACTTAGGCTCATTGTGAAGCGCAAGCAAGGGTTGGTCTTTGTCCCAGGCTAACCAGTCATTGATCATCGAAACGCCATCTTCGACTCTGATTCCTGCTGCCGGTGTAAAGTACATCGGGTCAGGGTCTTCCTGCATCAGGTCGATGAGGCTTGTGCCACCATCCTTGCCAATCGCTTGAGTGCCACCTGCTCGCGGATCGATAAATCGTTCAGCAATATCTTCTTTGTTTTCTAGTTCACGGA